AGACCCGTAAAGTAAGGCTACAGAAGCGTTAGTGCTTAACCATGTCGTTCCAGAGTCTCCAGCAGAAGTTAAACTGGCTGGACGGTAGAAGTAATGAAGCTCAACCTCATATGCTTCGTCTGGAGTAGGAGCTATTATGAAGTGCGTTACATCAAACTGCGCGTAATAACGAGGTGATCCAACTGTTGTGCTATTAGGATTAAACGATTGAACAAAGTTTACGTCCTTAAATAACAAAAACTCTTTTGAACCGTTTTTTGTAAAAGAAAGACTAAAAGTTGATAAGTAATCTGTAGGAACAGTAAGGTATTTAGAATTTGTTGCATCTGTTGAGTACGGCGTTAGCGTACCTGATTGATTTTTTCTAAAAACCTCAAGCTGTGAAATCTTTAATATTCTTTCTTCAGCATTTTTTATAAAAATATCGAGACTATTCACAAAGGTTGTCTCTGTATTCTCAGTATAGTTCTGAATTGCTGTTTTTAGTTCCGCGTATGTAAAGCTCATGTTATATTCACCGTAACGCTGCCAACTGATCCAGTTGCAACTAAGTTATTAGGGGTTAAACCACCATCAAATTTAAGACCTACAGGATTCCATCCGTATTGTATACTTCTCTGCTCAGATAAGTTCTGTTCTGGTCTAGGATTTCGTAAAGCCTGCGGATCAGGTGTGGCTCTAAGCGGCTCTAATTGCGGTTGTTTTCGCTCCCATTCGTCTTTACCAACCAAAAGGCCATTCCACTCCTTGCGCATGTCACGCAAGCGATATTGGAAGCCAGATCGGTCAGATATACCATATGCCCATTTTCCAGTGGCATATTTAGACATAACGGTAGCTCCTTAAATCAGGCGCTACTCGGAAAGATGCACGATCTCTATCCTCGTCCATTGCACGGTTCATTTCTTCTTCATAGGTAGCTTTTAGCAATTGAGCGCGGTCTGGAGCACGCTTCATAGAGATATAATACGCCAAACCAGCGGCTAAAGCAGGGTAAAAACGGAAGGGAACTTGCGTTGTATTAGTGAATGAATCAGCATCATCCATGCGCACTAGAGCGTCATAAATCACCAAATCAGTGCTATTATCAGGTAAAGGCCACATTTGAAGCACTGGATTTATCTGCCTATCAACAAAAAACTGTGTCGGGCGTGCAACTGTAGACTTTGTTGGTATATTTAGGTATTCATCACGACTTATGCGATTTAGGGCATAATCTGTACCATCTCGTCGTATAACAAGTGATAATATGTCAATTATCTCAGCACCAAGAGGCTCATTACCATCGCCTTTTGTTACAGTAAAGTTTCTTTGTGCAATTGTCCATTGATTTAAGCCTCTATTGGCCCAATCAGCAAACATTATATTCATAGAACGTTTTGCAGTTTTAAGATCGTATCCTGTACGCACTTCTAAGCCGCAACGCTCAAAAGCTTCCTCAATGTAGTCTGCTACATCTAATTCAAAGTCTTTTGAGCCTGATACAGCCATTTAAGTTTTCTTTCTTTTAGAAGGTTTTCTTTTTTTAGCAGTCTTAGCCGCTTTTTTAAAATTCTTTGCTGTTGGTGCGCCTTTTGTTCCGGGTTTGCGCATTTTTTCGTTAGAACCAGCCTTTATACGCTTTCTCTTAGCAGCAATATTAGCGTAAAGTCCGGGTTTTGTCACCTGTTTAGATGATTGTGATCTTCCTGTAGCCATTTAACAATTCCACCTTTTTCTAGCTTGGCGCAATCGACTGTTCGGGTCTTTTGCGGCCTTTGGAAACTTTTTTGCTTGACCTGCTGAACGTGCGCAATAAGATTTACGGCGTTTGGCAGCGGCGCTACCTTTTTTAACCTTACCAGTAACGGCAGTTTTAAGTTTAGAGCCGGGATTTTTCTTACGATATGAGGCAACTCCAGCTTTTGTCATTCCCGCCCCAGACTTAGTGGAACGGTAATTTTTCTTATTTCGTTTTATAGGCTTGTCTGCCATTTATTTTCCTTCGAATTTAGCAGTGGTAGAACATCATTAAATCAATAGTGCCTACAATAAACGTAACAAAGCAACCATTTTTAAACAGTACACCTTCATCTGGAATAAACGGGTCATCCGAAGTGCTATCTGTTCCAATAGATCGAAACTGTATAAATTCAGTACCCGTTCCGCCACCGTTTCTAAGGTTAGCTTTACCAGCAGTTCCGCCAGAAACAAAAGAGAACCCTTGAAGACGTGTTCGCCCTGCAAAAATTACACCTAGCGCATTGTTGTTAATACCAGCGGAAACGTTTCCCGCAGGATTACCAACAGCGGTAATGCTTAAAATAGTCTTAAAATAACCAGAGCTTGTTGCTGTTCCAGCGTTAGCTCCCGTGACATTCTCTGTAAGAGATGCACCATTTACATCCGTACCAACTACATTAAATGATTTACTTGAATCATTGCCTGCTGATAATATTGTTACTTGTCTTCCAGAAGCGTTAGTAACGCTACCTCCATCGGCTAATGCTCCGCCAATTGTCAGAGCGGCATTGTTGCCCACTCCAGCGGCAACTGAAATGCCGTCTGCGTCTAAAGCCACTTCATCACTGATGATGACTGGTTTTACGTCTGATGCTGCCATTTTGGCCTCCTATAAGAAAAGGGGGGAGCCAAAGCTCCCTCCCAATTGTTTATGCGATTTGCACATACTCAATGATGAACGTAAACGAACCTGCTGTTGTAGCATTAACTGTATTTGTGATGTTACAGAAAATATTACGAGCTGCTGACGCATACTGAACAGAAGCTGGTGCAGTTGTACCATCTTGTGTTTGAAGAACTAGTTCTGTTAAAGTTACGTTGCCTAAGACAACTGTTGTACCAGCGTCTAAGATTTCGTCAGCCTGAGTAGCTACAATCTGCGCACCAGAAGAAGATGTACCTACTTCATAACCAATGTCACCACTTCCCGTTACAGGTGCAACGGCGCAAAAGATTTTAATGTTAGTGATAATAGTGTTTGCAGGCTGTGCAAATGTACCAATAGTTGGAGAGTCACCTGCTGTAGAGTTTACTGTCACTCCAGTAACGTGAGCTACGTGTTTTACAAACAAACTATTAACAGCCGCTGACAATGTTGTTGCGCCTGTTACAGCAAGTGTTCCACCTACTGAGGCGTTTGTACCATATGTGGAATTAGTTGTTTGAGTGCCAGTTGTGGCATTGGTTGTGATGTCTTCAAAACCATTTTGCGAACGCACTGGTCCGCTGAAAGTAGAATTACCCATGAGAATCTCCTGTCGGGGTTAAGTCAGCCGCACATTGCGACTGTCAGGGATGCCCAAACAGTACATGATTCTAAAACAAAAAGAAAGGGGCCACCGAAGCAGCCCCCTCTTATAGATAGACTTTTAGTTATGCGCCAGGTGAGCCGAACACACAACGAGGGTCGCTAAAGCCAAAGCTATAACGCTCACGAGCCTTGAAGCGCATGTTCCCTGTGTCAAAATCTGCTTCCATGTTAGTGGAAAGCGGAGTCCGCTCAAAGTGAACAAAGCCGCGAGGCGCGTCAGTTTTGATGAAGAACGCATCTGGGTCAGTAAGGAAGTCATTGACGGCATAGCCTTCAGGTAACATCCCCATTGAACGAATTGCGTTAGTGTCGTTGTCCGAAGTACCGACGCGAAGGTTGGAGACCATCAGGCGCTCTGCAACGAATTGCAATTGCCGTGGGATCATCAACTTCATGCCGCGGAGAGCGACCTTCAAGCCACGTTCGTCAACATAACCAGCGATGTTGATAAGAGCGTCTTCCAAAGAAGTTTCGTTCAAATCAGCAGCAGTTGATGGTTCGTTGGCAAAAGTTCCACCGTTTGTAAGCGGGTGATCAGTGGCGCAAAGTGCAACACCGTCTCCGCCAGCAGATGCACCAGCGGCGAACGCATTGTTCAGTACCGCAGCGGCTTTAACCTGCTTAGAGTGGGCCATTGAGCGGGCGAGGGCGCGTGTGTAACGACTGCCGAGACGGTCGTACAAGTTGTCCTCGATTGCTTCCTCTGTTATAGAGAACGCAAGCGCAACGGTTTCGTGGTTGTAACGAGCTGTATATGCTTCGTTAGCATCGTCAAACGAAATGCCGGAACCTTCAGATTTTGTAGGTGCCGAGCCAAATCCGGCCAACATAACTTCCTCCTCAAACGCTCTGTCTGATGATTCAGTTGTGTAGATCTCGCCGTGTTGGTTTTCGTAACGACTGTACTCCATACCAAACAAGGCGTTGAGACCTGGTTCAAGCTCTTTCGCTAGTTGTGCGCGTGAAATAGCCATATGTTAGTCCCCCTTATACGCCGGTCGTAGCAACAGTGCCAGCAGCAATGGAACCAGTAGGCGCATTGAAGTGGTTGTTGATACGAACGATTAATGGAATACCAGCGACAGTGAAATCCGAGTTTTCTGGGTCATCTTGTATGCCCATAATACGGAGTGCCAAAGTGTTGGTAGCTGCGACTGTATTTAAATCTGCGGTTGCAGAAGAAATACCAGTAGTTGTAGAACCACTGTTGCCTGTTGCAAACGCGATGTTTGCGAACACAGATGTAAGAATTTCCGCTTCAGTGTTCTGACCAGCCACAACATTAGATGTTGCAATGGTGAACAGTTGATTTGGATCGTCATACAAAAAGGCTTTGACAGGGAAATTAGAATCCGCGCCAGAACCGGGCCATTGGTTTGCCCGAATAACTTCACCTGTAGTAGATGAAACATACTCACAGCCATAGAACACACCCACAATACTGACATTACCACCAGCCGCAGCTTGTAGATCGTCAATGACGCCCGCAGCCAACGGAATAACCGCCATGCCTTGGAACATTGGATTGGAGTTGTCAGAAGCTATGCGATATTCAGATAGACCAGTAGAGTTGGTCGATTGACCAATTTTACCAATGGGACGTAGCCCAAAGGATCCGTTAGAATTTGCCATAATAGCACCTCAAAGTTACTTGGAGTCTCCTCGCGAGCCTCCAAAGGATACACGACTTTGCCGATTATTAGAAATCGGCATCGAAGGATGTTGGTCCTTCATTAGGTCCTGGTCAACTGCTACCATCTGTTCGCGGGTCCGGTTCCCGTAATACGCGGATCGTTCTTGGGCGGTCTCTACAGGTATTCGGCACAGCATCAATCCACCTTGTCCGATAACCCCTTCGTATCGACCTTCGTCAATAGTGGGAGCTTCATAGTCTGGATACTCGTCCTTACGGACAGGTTCCCATCCTTCGCGTAGCTTGGTGTTGACATTCATTTTGTCTTCTTCACCACGCATTGCGACTCGAATCCAACGATGCACATAGCCTGGAGGGGCTACAGGTGCTTCAAGGCGACTGGGCGGAGCCCATGGTTTACGGCGCGTTTCTGTTTCGCGGGTAGCGCTCTCGCGCGGTTTTCTATCAGTCATTCTATCAATCCTTCACATATTTTGCATATTCTTCAAGCGGGACGTTTAACCGTTTTGCCATCGCAATTTGTGATGGTGAGAGTTTCACCGACCTGCGCCCTGTTTTTGCTGTACTGCGGGTAGCTGAAGCGCCAGCAGGTGCGACCTGTGCTCCACCCGATTTCTTCGCGGCTTGGAATTTGTGTGGAAATTCCACGCGCATGCGTTTGTCTACTTCACTATAGTAGTCATTTGCAGTCGGGTCAATTCCTTCTTCCTCAACTAATTTACGATGTATGCCAAAAGCAGCATATGTCATAACCTCGTCGTTTCCAAACCAATCGTTCTTCTCTGCCCACGCTTCGGCTTTGGGATCGGGCTTTGCCGCAGGAGTTTGCGGAACTTGTTGTTGTGGAACAACAGGTTGCTGGGCTTGAACAGGCTGGGCCTGCTCCGATCTTTGTTTAGCTAAACGTAAGCGTTCGTTCTCGATAGACATGTTTGATAAGGCTTCTTGAGCCTCTAACATTTTATCAGTGTCACCGCTGTCGTGGGCCTCACGGTACAACTTTTTAGCTGAAGCAACCTGAGTTTCAAGCCGTGTGCCGTATTCTGCAAGGTAGCCCTTGTCTAAATTCTGCATGCGACTTTTAAGGTTTTGGTTCTCGTTCAACAGTTGTTGTGCCATTCGCACCGCTTCTTCCCGATCCCGTTCTTCTTTACGGTATTTCTCGGTCAGCTTTTTAATGCGGGTTTGAACTTTGTTACTGTAGCTATCCAACTCATCTTCTGAGCCAGACGCCTTTTCTTCTTTTGAATCAGAAGGTCCAGTTTCGATTTCGATTTCAGTTCCAGCTTCCGCCTTTACTTCTACCTCTACCTCTACTCCCTCATCTTCGTCTTCAATGACTTCTTCATTTTCTTGAGACATAGTTTTCTCCTAGACCTGCTTAATGTCATCAGGTTCAAGAATAGTAGCGATAACTTCGTCATCGTTAATGATGCGAACTTCTCCACCGTCAATCTTGAAACGTGATCCCGAATATCTACCGATACAAACCCATTGGCCTTCTTCGCACCAAGGTTCTGCATCCTGTCCAAACTTGCCTGGGTCTTTGTATGCCAAAGGCCCGATCTTGAGAACGTAAGCCACAACAGTAGCTACAGCCTCACGAGCTCGAATCTCATCTGGGATATGTAAACCACCCTGCGTCTTGGTTGCACCTTGATAAGGCATCACCAACAAGCGCCAGCCCGTGGGCTGCGGTAGTCGTTCCAAAAGGGGTTTCTCTAGTAGAGAAGGGTCTAACACCTTCTCGGTGGCGTCCACATATGCGCTATTCACATCGGACGAGTCAGCCGGAGCCTTCTCTTTGTCCTTGTTCATTTTCTGCGCAACGTGATCAGGAAGATATAAGGTCTTCGACATCGTCTGCGTTTCTCTCCAGCAGGGCTTTTATTTCCTCACGGGCGTAGGTCAGGCCCCGTATCTCACCTACCATGAGTTTGTAATGCTCCCAGTCTTTGGCAGCATCATGTGCGAGAGAACTTGCAATATCTTGTTCGCGCTCTCGTAGTAGCTTATACATGTATGTCGAGAAGTCCACAAGGTCCATTAAAGTTTATCCTCTTCAGAGCTGTCGTGGTACAAGTTATCAAACACCCGATTAACATCCAGCGTATAGTCCAAATCTGACTTAGAGTAATGAATGTGTTGAGACGGCCTAAAGTCTGGCGCACCTTCTCCAGTTTCAAACCAAGCTGGGTGCGTAACTCTTACCCTGTTGTTAGGCAAAGCAACGATGTTTCCAGTGTATGGGCCAGCATCGAGCAGCTCTAAAACGTGACTCTGCTTATGCTGCGCAGGGTCATCCGCAATTTCGCTGTCAGTGTAATCCACAGTAAACATATACTTAGCCGGATAGAACTCGCTCTCCACCTTCGCCATCCAAGGGCAAGGTGTAGTTCTGTCCATCTGGTACACAGCGTGTGTACGGGACGAGCAGTCCCAAGGTTGCGCTGCGTGAACAGGCATAGGCTCGGGCCACTCGTCAAACGGAGTGTCCCCTACTAAAGCCGTAATGGGCATTCTCGCCCACATAGCTCCGCCATGGACATTAGGTATACCCTCGATGTCCGCTTCGCAGCCAGTGAAA